AACAAGTCCTTGCTGTTCATCAATTAAAAAAAATTTCATGTTCTTAACTCTTGTTTGTATGTATGAAATTTCTTTTTTCCATCTATGTAGGCTTGATGTGCTTCTTCAGGAGTTTTGTAATAACCAAGACTTTTTGTTTTACCATCTAACATAATTTTTGCTTGCCACTTTTTTGTTTTTGAATGAAAGTAAGCGCCTCTACAACCTGAAATTGCTTTTGTTTTTGAACTTATATTTTGCAAATTTTGACTTTGATTTACAGGTCGTAAATTAAAAATTTTGTTGTTAGTTTTGTCTCCATCTCTATGGTCAATAACTTTAGGCCATTCATTATGCTCATAAAACCAAGCCAATCTGTGCAAATAGTACAAACGACCATCAATTCGCATCCTCAAATATCCATTTTTGGATGGTTTTGCTACCACTAAACCAGATTTCATATTTGCAACAGAAACTAACCTAAAAAAATTTCCAGATTCTTTGTCATAAAAAACAAGTTCTCTTAATCTTTGATTTGTTAGTTCTGGTGTTCTTAATTCGTATCTCACTTGACCACTCCAATCATTCGTAAAGCTGCTTCAGGGCCATCAATGCGGCAAAGAGTTCCACCGCACCACTTCTCAAAAAACTCTGTCTGTAATTTTGTCAGTTTTTTCTTTGAATCCGTCTTAACCTCAACTAAAAAAGTCTTGTTGTTGTATCCAACCAACAAATCCACAGGTAACCCGATAATCCACACATAAGCGCCAGCCGCCCTCAAAGCAGAAACAATCTGCTCTTGGTTTGCGTCTACCCTAGCGGCGTATCTCATAGAAAACTCACCTGTTCTTGTTTTGGTGGTTCAATAAACATATCAACCTGCTTTGATGCTTGTTCTATCCGTTTACAGGCAATGTCAAAGTATTTTGGTTCTCGTTCAATACCTATGAACTTCCTGCCCATTTGAATAGCCGCCACGCCTGTTGTGCCGCTTCCCATGAACGGGTCAATCACAGTCATTCCTTCATTAGTGCTTGCCCTTATAAGGCGTTCCATTAACGGAATTGGCTTTGCTGTTGGGTGATATTCTTTAGGCTCAGTAGGCAATCTAAAAACTGGTGAAGCGCAATGCTCGTTAAATGTTGCGCCATATTCTTTCCCAAAAACACAAGTTTCAATGCTAGAAAGCCAAAAATGCTGTCCGTTCATTGGGCTTGGATTGGTTTTTTCCCAAATGCAAAGTCTTGTTGACATTCCGATTTCAGCCATTGATGCTTTTAATTGTGAAACTTGTTCGATTCCACACCAAACATAAACACTTGAGCCATGTTTAGCAAGCAATGAAGCAAGTTCAACAAGGTCAAAATCTGCAATGTCAGCAACACCACGATCAAGATTTCGTAAACCTGAGTTTTTTCTATTGACTTCTCCATAAGGCGGGTCAGTAATCACCGCATCAACCTTGTCTAAGGTAGGCAAAATGTCCATGCAGTCTCCCAAATACAGCGTTGCGTCACCGATTACAACTTTCATAAACAATCCTCACAGTTTATTTTTTGGCAGACTCCGAGTTCGTCACAAGTTCTTTTTTTAACCTGTTCATGCGCTGCCTCAAATCCAAAGTAGCGGACTCGCCTCTGATTTTCCGCAAGTCCTCTAATACGCCCATCCACCATGCAAGCGCTTTTCTTGAGCCTAGAGTCGATTTCTTCTGTGCGTAGCGGTTCAGCCATTCTTTTGCTTCGCAGTTTTTCAGGTGTTCTAAGTCCATTTTTATAAATCATGCTCTACCCCTTAAAAGTTCAGCAATCTTGGCCTGAACCTCAGAGTTTGGTTTAACAGCCTTCTTTGCATCTTCCTCAATCTTGCGTAGGGCAGCGTCATGGTTGGCAGGGGTTGGGGTAGTCTGGTGGATAACATCCTGAAAACTAGGCTTCTGAGCCACCCAATCAGCTTTAAACGCTTGCCAGCCACGAACACAACATTCGGACAAGGCTTGCTCAAGTGTCCATCCTGCTTTTTCTGCCTCAGTCCTTAACCCTGCCAAAGCTCTTTCGGTTATCGGCGCTTTCTTGGCTTTCCGCAAAGTTTTGAAATCCTGCCAAACAGAATCAGAAACGCCGACAGGCGTAGCAACGGAAGTTGCTTTATTATGGTTCTTGGTTATTGGTTCTTGGTTCTTGGTTGCTATTGGGGTCGCATTAGGGGGGCTATCGCCACCCTTTAGCCACCTTTTAGCCGCCCCACGCTTACCATCATCAGATAGCTTACGATACTTTGCAATTTCCTCATCAGCCCTAGTATGAATGTATCCATTTTCCGTGGAAATAAAGAACTCATCTAGAACTGTCAAAACCTCTTGTTCGTGGTCTTTTAGACCGATTTGACGAGCAATATCACGCTGTCTGATTGGTTGTTCGTGTAAATAATAGTGGTCAAGCAAACGCCTGAACGCTAAATCTTCCATCGGTGAAAGATGGTGCGTGTGACTTTTGTAGTCACCAATATGGAACTGGTAAAAGTGCATTAAGCTCTCCGCAAACTCCCTGAGAGAAACATGGGCAGGTGGGGAGTTCACTTTTCGGCTTGGGAGCAACCCCAAACCTAGCCCTGTTTCCAAAATTATACCTCTTTCACAAAGATTCCGTCAGCCCCAAGATAACCCTTACGGTCTTTGATTTCCTCGTAAGCGCCTTTAAAGCACTCCACAAGGTCTAAATCCGCACAGGCGCAGCCCATGACTAAAGTCACCAGAATGTCTCCGTAGGCATCAGCCATAGCCGCCATATCGCCAGATTTAATCGCCTCGATAAGCTCGTTGAGTTCTTCTTGTGTCTTTGTGGCTTGTGCCTCTGGGGTAGAGTTTTGAACGATTCCTCTGGCTTCACCCCAACGCACCACGGACATTTCTAATTCTGCGTATGACATATTTTCCTTAAAAAATTACAAATTTTTTCTTTGCTTCAACATATGCGTTGTGAGCATCTAATGCTGTTTTATAGTTACCGAGGTGAAATTTCTCCCCTTTAATAGTTAATCTAGCCGTAAAAGTATTTGTGCCTTTTTTGGTTTTTCCAGAAATAACACCTATCATTTTTGAATTGCTGTCACTTCTGGCTCTATGCCTGTTTAGACCATTGCTAGACTTGTCAGATAGTCTCAAGTTTTCAATTTTGTTGTTGGTCTTGTCGCCATCAATGTGGTCAATTATTTCATCTTCAAATTGACCATTATGGTAAATCCAAATAAGACGATGTGCATAGTATTTTTTACCATCAACATCAATTCTTATGTATCCATTTCCATTGCTCCAACCAGCAACATCGCCAATTTTTGTTCTTAATCCTTTAGTTTTGTACAACAAATTTCCATTGTCGTAAATAAACAATTCTTTCAATCTTTCTTGTGTCAACATATTTGCTCCCCAGCAAAAAAGCCCACAGGGACAGTCTCGGCTTTCGCCGTGGGGAGACACCGCTAGTACGATGCAGACTGCCCTTGTGGGCTTACTAGAACATTGCTCCCCAGCAACGCTCTAATAATACATCAGAAACAGCTCGTGGTACACATATTCGGGCCTGAACAGGTGGTCGTGCAAGTGACCATTTTGTTTCCAACCATGTAGGTATGAGTTGAGAATTGAGCCTGTGCGACAAAAGAAGCCAAGGCTAGTGAGATTCCAATCAAAGTTTTCATAAAACACCTCTGTAAATACGCTCATCACCCATGAGCGAGGGATAGGCTAGAAAGTCATACGCACCAGGCCGCTGACAGGTTCTAGTCAATTCTCTACCATCGTAATCACCGACAGTCGTGCCAGCTACGATTTTTCTCGTTGTCGCTACCTTTGGGGCATCGAGATTCTTTCGACCATGCTCTGTGATATGCCACATATCTTCACCATGTTGCGAAATTACAACAACGAGACCCTGTTGCGCCATTTCGTCTAGGTATCTCTGAAAGTGAACACCAAGCTGGCTGTTTCCTGAGTCTCCGTGAGTGAAAGACTTTGTGGATTTTGGGCCATAGGTCAGGCGTTTTAATAGGTCTTTGTGAGCGTTTCTAAGTTTCATTCAAACATTCCTTGGGATAGTGATTTTCTGCCAATGACTAAGTTTTTTGTTAACCAATTCCTCTCGCATCTACCCTGTGATTTCATCTTGAGTTCATAAGAAACAAGACAGTCCTCACAGGGAGAAACATTCTCTCTCGCTTGTTTGGCGTAACCAACCCATTCTCTATAAGTTTTATGGTCAGGAAAGCATTTTGGGAAGTACATAATTTATTGTGTATCAAAAAAGCGACAAAACTGTTTGCTTTTTACAACACACTAAAAATATTTTTGCAAGGCGTTGTTTTTGTCTTATGATTTATTCATGCCCTCGCTTTGAGGGTCTTTTAAGGAGAAACCATGTTTGATATTCTTACCCTCACCCACCACGATTCCAGCGCTAAGTTCGTGTGTCACTTTGAACAGTACACAGGTAGCTTGTGGAATGTCTACATCAATTCTGAAGATTGCATTTACAACCTTCTCTCTGAAAGCGTCATCGAGGACTTTGAGCGCCAATACGCAAAGTATCAGAAGGATGATGCAATTCAGCGAGAGATTGATTACGCAATCGACACTCTCAATTTGAAGGCTCTTGACAATGTTTATCGCTAAAGGTTGGAGAAAACGCCGTGATAAAGACAATCGCCCTAATCCTGCTCCCGTTCGCTGTGACTCTTGCGTTCTTCTACCTCATCGGTTCATTCATCTCGGTTAGCTTTAACCCTGCTGAGTGGACAATGGAATGTCGCATTTTGACAACAGCAATCGGATTTATTTTTGGCTTTATGGTCACACATAAGCTGGAATCAAGTAATATCTAGTCATGCCTTCACCGAAGGTCTTTTAAGGAGTAACTTATGGAAATCAATGACACCACCCGTACTTTCCCACGCACACTCAATGAGGCGTTCCCTGCCACACTTGAGAATGGCGCAGCAATAGAAGTCCCAAGCGACACAATGCCTCTCGTTGACAAAGTAATGATTACTGTCAGCTTGGTGGCTTTCGCTGTTGTTATCTTGGACATTTTCGTGTGGGGTACAAAATGAAAAACATCGCAACAGCTTTGGTCAAAGCACAAAAAGAATTTGGCCCTGCACTCAAGACTGCAACTAATCCACACTTTCGTAGCAAATACGCAAATCTCTCAAACTGCGTTGAGGCTGTGATTGACGCATTGAATAACAATGGAATCTTCTTGCTTCAGAAGAATTACGACCACCAGAACGGAATCATGGTTGAGACTGTGTTTGTCCACGAATCTGGCGAAATGCTTGAGTGTGGTTGCTTGTTCTTCCCTGCACAAAAGAACGACCCACAAGGTTTTATGTCAGCTTTGACTTATGGTCGCAGAGCGTCACTAATGGCAGCTTGTGGTATCGCTCCAGAAGATGATGATGGAAACATGGCCAGCCGTAAACAAACTGGTTATTCCTTGGATATTGGAACATCAATGATGGCAGACCACTTGGTAGCTATCCAAGACGCAAAAGATTCTGACGAGCTGAAGGCGGCTTACACAGCAGCGTACAAGGCTTGCGGAACTGATGCCAACTGGCAGAAGAAAATCATTGCAGCTAAAGACGAAAAGAAAGCGAGTCTGGCATGACAAACGAAACAGGTGGGCCAGCTTTCCCTTGGGGAACTGCATTTGCAGGCATGACATTGCGTGACTACTTTGCTGCCAAGGCGATGCAGGTTTTGTGTGATGACAACTTCACAGAAGAACAAATTGCAGAGGCTTCTTACAACATGGCAGACGCAATGCTGAAAGCGAGAGAACAATGAAGAAGTTTGAAACCATCAAGGTCATATTTGAAGCGCATATCTCTGTAAGGACAGATGCAAATCATCACAATCTCAGAGACATGATTAACGAAAAATTAAAAGACAAATTAGAAATGTTTTGCACAGACAACGCATTTGGATATACAGAACCAGAAACATTTTTGGAGATACAAAATGATTGAACAAGGCACACCAGAATGGTTCGCACAGCGCTTGGGTAAGGTCACCGCCTCTCGCGTAGCTGATGTGATTGCCAAGACAAAAACAGGTTATTCCACTAGCCGAGATAACTACATGGCGCAATTGGTCTGTGAGCGCCTTACAGGGACTGTGGCAGAGTCTTTCACAAACGCAGCAATGGCTCACGGAACTGAGACTGAGCCGTTAGCTCGTGCGGCTTATGAAAGCAAAGCTGATGTTTTGGTTGACGAGGTGGCAATGATTAGTCACCCAACAATTGAAAACGCTGGCGCTTCACCCGATGGACTTGTTGGAGAGGATGGTTTGGTGGAGATTAAGTGTCCTAATACTGCAACACATATTGATACGCTATTGACCCAAACTGTGCCAGGCAAGTACATTACTCAAATGCAATGGCAAATGGCTTGCACAGGTCGAAAGTGGTGCGACTTCGTTAGCTTTGACAACAGGCTTCCTGAAGAACTGCAAATTTTCATTAAAAGGATTGAGCGTGATGATGTTTACATCAAAACGCTTGAGGAAGAAGTTATAAAGTTCCTGAAAGAACTGAATGACAAAATTGAGAAACTTAACAAGCTGAAAGAAAACAATGGCTAAAACACAATATGAAGTCTCCACAATCGTGGGCAAATACACAAATTCTGAAGGTCAGGAAAAGAACCGCTATCAGCGAATCGGCTCAGTCATTGAGACAAAGAACGGGCCAATGCTCAAGATTGACCAAGTTCCCGTAGTTGAGGGCGGTTGGTCTGGTTGGTGTTATCTGAACCAACCCAAGGAAAAAAACGACTTTCCTAAAGACGAAGATATAGATTTTTGAAAAAATTCAAGCCAACTTAAGACGGAGTAAGACACATGGAATTTGGCACATTTTTCGGTAAATTGTTTCGTAAAAACGACCCACAAACCTCTTTTGAAGCGGCAGAGAAGGTCGACACATCAAGGCTCGAAAAGCTCGTCTATGAGGCGATTAAGGGCTTTGGCGAGGATGGTTGCATCAGCGACCAGATTCTTGAGATGTTTCCATCTATGCCGTATTCCTCGATAACGGCAAGATACAAGGCGCTTTTAGACAAAGGCTTTATTCAGATAAACGGCACAAGGCTAGGGAAGTCAGGCAGACAACAGAGAGTGATGGTGGCTAAATGATTTTCTTAGTCTTTGGAATAATTCTCATAGGGGAGTTGTATGACGAATATCTTGATTCTTGTAACGATTCTTGGTTTGGGCGCTCTTATAGTTGGATTGATATTTATCGCTCTCATGGCGATTTGGAGTGCATCAAATGAGTAAAGGCAGCGCACCACGCCCAATTAGCGTTTCTCAGGAAGAATATAATTCCCGTTGGGATGCAATATTTGGCAGGGACTTAGATGATAAGCCAGACAAAACAGACTTACCTACAAGCCCAGAAAGCCCTAGAGACGATGTTGGGCGGGACAAAATGCACCCCGACAGAGCGTGAGTTCTTTATTCAGGGTTACATCCTAGCCGTTGAAAGCATCAGAGAACGGCTAGAGCCTCACGGATATGCTTTATTCGATCAGCCTGGCCAATAGTCCCGCCATTGATTTTCTTGGTTAGGTTAGCCCAAGTGGATTCTCCAGCAGAGTCCAAAGGCGTTCCGTTCTCTGCAAGCTCGTTACAGTTGTGGGTTGACCAAAACCAACCAGCAGTCAGGGCGGCAAACTTTGGAGTTGCCACAAGGTCAGGCTCCATCACGAAGTCAACTCCGAGCGCTTTTCCTGCGTGAAAGTAATTTGAATGCCCTGTCAATTGGATACAGCCACGGCCTCTGAAACGATACCCATCGCCAGAAGCCTCGTCACGATTTCCCATGCGAGAGGCATAAACCATGTTGGCAATCTTTTTAGGATTTTTTTCGTAGCTGTTGGCAATCTCTTGAGTGGGAAAGCGTTTAGGCCACAGCTTCATTAAGGTGGCGGCACGATAGTTTAGGTTTTCTTCAAGAATCCTGAAGTTACCGCACTCATGTGAGCATTGCCCAATAAAGGCAGCTTGCTTGCGCTTAGTGTCGATATTAAACCTGTGGAAAGTCTCGTTAAGCGCATCAACCCATTCAGCACCGATATGGAGTTTTGCTAATTGTTCTGCGTTAACCGCCATTTATGGTCTCCCGAATCTTTTGGTATGCGTCTATACACGCATTGAGTTGAGCCGTATTCCTATCGCCTTGGGCAATTATTTCTGCGATGGCTACAAGGGTTTGTCGCTCTTGTTCGTCAATACTTGAATTAGCCTGTCCGTTAGGTTTACTTCCTGCTTCTTGGCTATCTCTGGCGGGAGAGGTGGAATTTGAGGCGGCTTGTACGCAACTTGAGGAGTTGAGCCGCACCCTACCAGCACGAATGGCAGCATCCAAATCAGTTTGTTTTTTAGTGACAACATCGTTTGCCTCTCTCAATTGTGAAGATGTGTTGTTTAAGTCTTGAGCAAGTTTCTGTTCTTTTGCACGCGACTCTTCATTGAGTCGTGCAATCTCTGCTTGCATCTCTGCATCACGCTCTTTGTAACCCGTATGAGTACCGTACTTGTATGTTCCAAGCACGATGCAAATGCCACCGATAATCATCCAAGGATTTATCATTTAAGTTCTGCCCTTGCTTGTGCCAACTCTTCACGCTCATGCTCTGGTTCTAAATGATCTGCTGGCGTTGTAGGTGGTGGTGGTGGAGTCCAAGATTCATCAAGTTCAGGGTTGACCCATACAGGCAAAGCACCTGATGGGTCACTTGGCTTTGGGGGAGTGGTGTCTCCCTTTGGTGACTCTGTTGTATTACTAGATGACGCAACAGAGCGTTTTGTCATCACGCCACCAATGCCACCAACAATCAGCAAAACGATGTCGTTAAGCATCTTGAGGTAGCCTTGATCTATCGGAGCCATGCTTTTGATCGGCTGAGTCACGAATGTCACGCTGTACAACATGAAGAACACGATGCCAGCAAGAATTATCGTCACAATGCCGACTACGAAAGCCCACACTCTGATTTCAATTTCCGCTGGATTGAGAGGCTGCTGGTTGGGGTTCTGCAATTTTCTTCTCCAAGATTGGTGCAACTAGGTATTCAGGACAAGTCTGCGTAAACAGGCATCGAGGCTTTTGGCACTCAGGCAAATTGAATTTGTCTGGGTTTTGGCAGGTGTATCGGTATCGGTCCTCGCACCCCACTAGTGCCATCAAGATTAGAACTGTCGCTAGGCTTCTCATTTTTTCCTTCTTTCAGTTTATCTTCAAGTTTCTGCTTTAGCTGCTCTGTCTTTCTGCGATCTGACTTCACTTGCTCACTAAGGATTTTGTTGTCAAGATAGACAAAGGCAACAAGTGGGAGTGAGATAAAACTGACGGTTGCGAATAAGACCATGCCCCAAAAGTAGACTTTTGCATCGTAGTTTGAGATATTTGCCATACGCACAACCAGAAAATGATGACAAGCCCAAGGGTAACCCAATGCGGTACGCAGCGATCAGTTCTGTCGTTCTCAGTCCTGATCTGGTTAATCCTTCTCTGCTTCTCGTTCTTTCTGTCCCTCTCTCTAGTCTTACGCTGCTCAACCAAAATCTTCTCGTACATCGCTTTATAACGACTGTACAGCGGTCCCAACTGTGGTGGTGCTTCGTTCATCAGCCACCGCATTTCAGAACCGCACTTCGTTAGCTTCGTCTCGATAGAGATAAGTTCCAGCGCACCTTCGTTGTTGTCCTTGTACGATGCGCTAAACACTTTTTGCTCTAGCTCTTCTTTGTAAGCAACGAGATAAGCCTGTGCCTTAAAGTAGTTACCGACATGACGAATGAACTGGTCAACGACTTCATCTTCTGTTGGAATGTGGTCAACATAGTCATCCTTTACTTTCTTCTTCGGCTCTTCAGTCTGCACAACAGCGCTAGGCTGTTTATCCTTCGATACGAAAAGCCCTTGAATCCAAGACCAAAAGCCAGAAACTTCCTTTGCAATTTCCTTTGCATCGGAAATCCCCTTCTTTATGCGCTGTATCTCAGCTTTGCCCTCTGACAACATTTCGCAACAAGAGCGTATGCCCTTGATTGCGCTTGACAGCATAAGCATTGCAGAGATAGGGTCCACATCACGGCTGCTTTACTTCTTTGTAAATCTGATACACCTTGTGACCAATCATTATTACGGTGTAGATCAAAGTAGCCCACAACACCAGTTCGCTGACCTGATAGCCAGCAACCGTTGCAAGTGAAATAGTTACTGGTGGCGCTACCTTAGTAGCAACCGCTGCAACTGTTTCTGTTGTGTGTTCTGTTGCCATTACACACTCGCAGCTTGAATTGCACTAAGGTCTTCTGTTGTCCAGAAGT